CAGCTTTTTTAGTTGTGAAGAATGTTAGGTCGTTTGAATAGTCTTGTGTGTATGTAAATGTATTTGAAGTCACTGCTGTAATATTGAATATTCCATTAAAGCTTGAATCGACAACATTCTCAATTATTACCTGATTACCAACACTTAAGCTATGTGGTGTTTGAGTGGTTATGGTGACATTCCCACTCGATCTCACTGCACCTGATGGCTGAGATAAGATTGTGTAGTCAACCTCAATCGTTCCACCGCTAGATACTGCATCTGGACCATTATTAAAAAATGTTACGGTGTATGCATCTGGTGTACTAAGTACTGTAAAAGTACCATTAAATGTCGTGTTTTCACAATGAGCTACAGTTACATCTTGTCCAGTTATGAATCCGTGTGGAGATGTCGTGAATATAGTTACTATGTTGTTTGTTCTATTGGCACCAAGATTTTGTATGTCAACTCGGCTTGTAGCAACCCCATCTCCTGATATTGCTGACGCACTAGTCATTACAACTACAGAGTTTTGGTTGATGAAGTCAAAATTTGGGTTTAATATTTCAAAAAAAGCTTGACCAAGTGGTCCGCCTGAATAATTCTCAACTTTGAACGATCCCTTATTCATTTCAACAAACGCATCGCCATAGATATTAACAAAGCTGTTGTCTGTTAAAAAGCCAAGACCTGGGTCTGCCCCACCTGTCCATGTAAATCTAATGAATTGATTGCTTGATGAAATAGTATATTGAGTGCCATACTTAGATTGAGCTAGTGCTGTACCTGGAAACATAAGCTCATTCTGTGCACTTCCACCAATAACAGACACAGAACCTTTATGGCCATTAGTTGTAGTTTGAATCTTAACAAACACTTGCTTAGTATCAAAATCAGTCTCTGTAAATGCTACAATTGGATAGTCATAGCTAAATGCTGTCCTAGATATAACTGCTGCCACTTCCTCTGCTTTTGCCATATCTATTGATGAAAAGTCTGTTGTCGTAAAAGTAACAGTAAGTGGGGATTTTTGTTGATCAGCCTGGATAACTAACGTCATTCCATCAGCTAGATTATAGCTTTGAGGTCTAATGGATCTAACTGAAGCTCTAACTGCATCAGCACCATAGAATGTCTCTAGCACATCTAGGAATATATTTCTTACAAGTTTAGTATTGGTTTGTTTAATACCTAATTGACGAAATGATTCATCATCAATCCCTACACCAATCGGCTTATCCACACCCATATTAGCCATTCTTTTCTCAAGGAATCGGCCAGTAGCGGTAGCTACAAACATTTGAGGCTTAACTGCCAGGATATTCTCACGGTTAATTGAATCCCCTTCAGCCAAAGCTTCTAGTAAAGCATCTGTCATCTTCCCTTTTATTGAGGGGTTTAGGAATTGTCTTAACCGTTTAACTATTGAGCTATCTGCCACATTACACCTACGTTGCTAAAGTAACGACCACATCTGTAGAGATGTTTAAGATTTGAGCCTTCTCACCATAACCAACCATGATACTATCATTTGATGAATTGTATGTAGGGGATGAAATAGATATTGCTTGCACTCCATTAACCTTTTGAATCTCAGAGATTAGTTTTGAGAATATCACACTCTCCCCAACCTTCAAAGAATTAATGTAGGATGATGCAGTTGTTTCAACTCTTGATTTAATAGTAGCAAATGGAATACCGCTTGTATTTCTGATAACGATACCAACTTGGATACGCTTTGGAAGCGGTGCATCAACAACTAAATAAGATCCAGCAGCTGCATATCCTGGGAATGACACAGTATCATAAGCTTGTCCACGAATCTTTCTACCTACAGCTGAGATCAATCCATTGTAATATTTATATGAATCCTCACCCACCTTAATAGATGTAGAGAACTTAAGTTTAGACTGAGCTTCAATGTATGATGAAGTTGCAGTTGTTGCTTTGTTTGCTAATTCAGAACCTAACACAGTCACAATAGATTTTTTGCTATTTGTTGGATCTTGGGCAATGTTAACAATCTTTTTGTATGCAAACCATGGATTCTTCTCAACAAAATGAACTTTTGAATAATCATTACCAAGCACAGCTGTTGCACTAGCACCTAAGATTTCTTTTACGTATAGGGTACTTGACGTAGGGAATACAGCATTAGACACAGTATAAGTATTAACATTTGACACTCCTAATATGTCCGTCCCTATAGTTATTGAATCTCCTGGCATTACTGAGTCATAAGTGTAGCCAAGCATAGCACTTGCGCTTGTTAATACGATTGATTGCTCTTCAGCGATTGGGTTTTCAAAATAGATTGAATCGTTACTTCCACGATGAACCTTAGCAACTTTGAATATACCCTGATTGTTTACTGAGAAGTCAGATCCAACAATCCTAATCCAGCTTCCTTCAGCAATACCGCCATCAAGCAACTTAACTGATACAGCTGACGTTTGAGTGATTACTGTGAATTGACCTTCTTGTCTAAGTAGTATCTGATCATTAATAGAATGCGGAATTGATACTAGAGTGCTGAATGTTCCACTACCTGCTGAAATGGCTACAGTTGATGAGTCGGCTGAGTTAACAGAAGTAAGTGTTAATTGTGTGTCAGCTTTAAATCCTAGAGACTTATCCTGTGTAGCTGAGTTCTGAACCTTAATCCATGCATTTACATCTAGTCCAGATGAGCTAGTTTTGTCAATACTGAATTGTGTGTCATTAAATAATAATGTCCCTGGCCCAGTTTTAACTGAATCAATCTGTCCACCTGTTGAGCTAGTATTCGCCCCAACATTAACAGTTGTAATAGTGTTAGACGACACATTAGTAATTGCAAACACACCATTAAATGATGAATCAGCTACGCCACTAATTGTAACTACATCCCCAACAATAATCTTGTGAGAGCTTGCCAAAGTATAGACAGCCGTATTAGACGATCTAACTACAGATGAAATGTTTGGATCAACAAATGTAGACGCCATGAATATAGCACGTCTTTGAACCAATGATGGTCCAGCCATGTTAATTACTCCACCAGCCGTATTAAATGAATTATTAGCAAATCCAAAGAATATCTCACTTTTATCAGCAGGAAGAGAATCAGTAAGGTCCGTGTTGAACATGTATATAACAAAAGATCCAGCTCTGTATCGAGTTGCACTAGCGATTGAAGCCTTAGGTAAGATTGCAGAGTTTTGCACAAGTGGCGCTACAACTGAGTTAGCCGTTCCGCCAGATACTAGCACTGCTCCCAATGATCCATATACATCGCTAAATATCTGTAGGCTATTACCGTCATTAGATACTGTAATGTTACCAACGCTTGATAGTCCTGTTACTGCAAATACATTTAAGAATTTCTCTAGATGTTCTGCTCTAGTTGGGATTAGGTATGCCTCTTCACCTACCAGTAAAGATGGGAATCCAGATGGCAATGAGTCTTTTAGGCTGAATTGGTTTAAGTTAGTGATTGTTGAGCCTATGTTAGAAATAGACACTGCATTCTCGCCAGCTTTTAAGAAATTATATGGAACTTGTAGATCAACCATATAATCATTGACTACTTGGCTTGTTCCAACACCTAACGCTGTAGCTTTAATATAAGCTGACAGATTGTTTGTGATGTATGTTACAACATCTGAAACTTTATTGTTCGTTCCAAGTCTATAAAATCTAATTGCAGAGGCTGCATTGATTTGTATGCTAGACTGTACAAATGCGCTAGGAAGTAACGCTTCAAAGTAGGTATCAGTTACGGCTGTAACTTTAAATTGTCCACAGTTTCTTAAATCAAAACCTGAACTATTATCTACATTAACAATATCGCCAACAGACACAAGAGCTGAAGTTACGAAGCTTGGTGCTGATCCTGTTCCATTATGTGTAAATCTTGCAGTGTTACCAGTAACTGTCACATCAAATTGAGTTGATGAAGTCCATCCCCCACCAAGTCTTTCAGCTCCTGTTTGAAGGTATAGAGATATCTTTGTAATGTCTGATACTTCTACTGAATTTGACATAGATGAATTTGGAATTGATGGGTATCTAAATCCAAAGCAAATCTTTTCGCCTGTAGGTCCAAATATAACAGATTGTATTTTAATTTGGTCAGTTGGATTGGATTGATTGAAGATTTCAAAAGCCTTCATGTGGATCTTGTAGTCTGCAAAATCAAAGTTATCACCAAATTGAGCTGCAAAGCCAGATGTCGGCCCTGCGTCTGCATCATACATAGAGATTAGTGAGCTAGTTGGCGATGTTTGGTTATTAATTACACCTTTACGACTCATTTTAATATTGAATGACTTATTAAGTCCATCCTGATCTAATACTACAGTTAGATTATCATCAGAACTGAAGTTGTATGGTACACCAGAATAAAATCTAGACCCAGCTGCTACATCACTAAGTAATGGGGTATTTCTGATTTGCACAGTGCCTGGAGATTTTTGATATACGCTTGCATATAAATCTTTGTTGGCTGACTTTACTGTCTGGCTATTTTCAAATACAACTAAGTCTTTGTTAGTTAAGTTTGGACTAGCTGTAAGGATGATAGAATCTACAGGTGAAGTTACGTGTGATCCATTGCTAGCTACGAATTCAGTCTCAAAGTTAATGAATGTGAGGTCTGATTTGCCAGATTGATTAAATGCTGTATGTGAAGTTGTACTAACATCTGTTTGACCATTAGTGAATCCAATTGACTCAACTCCTGAAGAACTTACAATGTGAGTAGTGTGTCCAGCCTCAAATGAATTAGATGTAAGTCTTAATACTTTTCCACCTACAGAAGAGGCTTTAGCACCTACTAAAGATGTATTAATGTCATTAGCAATAGCCAGGACTGTCTGTGATCCTACTAATGTTACTGGAACTTTTTGTACGTGACCATTAGTTCGGCATGTTATGATCTTTTGAGTCCCAGTTAGGTTTATTGTTAACGGAAGTCCAGCAAAAGATGAATTTAAGGCTTGTACGTCAACATATGATGATGTCTTGTTAGATATCTTGTATGCCCCAAAAGCTGATGGCAACGCTGAATATATTTGGTCAGAGGCTAGTATGATCCAATCCCCCACTGCCACATCGCTAAATGCTAGTGAATTAGACGAAGTTATTCTTTGGATATTTGTGGATACATTTGAAATAGTAATTGAAGATCCAGGTGAGGCAAGGTTAGATATGATCGTAGCTGGTGAATCAACTACAACGAACATAGCGTTACTTGTCGGTGCTGGGGGAGATATTAGTAATTGAGCTGAAATACTTACATAGCCAGTAGCTGTTGATTTGGAATCAATCATAGCTCTAGTATTCTTAGACCCAGCAGTCAGAATATCGCCCTTAACTAATGGAGAGGATAGTTGCAATTCTCCAGTTGATCTATTAAATACGTAATCACTGGCTAATCCAACTGATTGTAAAGTCTCAGGTACTGATATACTTAGTCCAAAGAACTTTGTAGCTAAATTATTGTTATTAGGCATGGATGGCCCAATGTTGTTAGATTGGACTGTGTTGTAAATAACAATAGATGCAGAGTTACTTGCACCTTTATTAGAAGTTATTGAAAGCTTCCCAGATTCAGCTACAACTGTAACTCCTGAAATCTTTGATTGAATTACTTGAGCCCATACTGATAATGGGTTTTCTTTAATCATTGATCCATATCCATAAGATACGAAATCAGCACTTGTAAATGTATAAGTGATTGGGAGTGAGTTATCCACAGATAGACATAGGTATTCGGTAGATGCTAATGTTGACCAGCTATCCTGTAGTAAAGAATATACAGTAGCTGATGCTCCATCTTTAACTAATAAGTTATCATTCTTATACAAACGTAACGTATATGATACATTCTCTGAAAAGCCTAAGTAGTCATTAGCATTTACTTTAGTTGAGTCTAGTGGAGCTACAATTTGTACATCTTCTGATGTATAGTTCTTTGAAAAGATTACAATCTTTTTATTGTTCTGTGAAGCTCGTGCGCTAAAGCCTAGTGAGGTATTAGCATTGATTGAGTTAACAACTTCAAATACGTCAGCTGCAAATTGTGTATTAAAGTCTGATGATGCAAATGTGTGTTCATATAGAACTCCACCGCATTTAACCGCAAGAACCATGTCAGCTGTTAATGCATATGGTCTTTCAAAGCTAGTCTCCAATAAAGCTTTAGTTACATCTTCTTGAGATAGGGTTAAGTATTTCTCCCCACCGATTGCATTCTCTACTAACGTTTCAAAGCCTTGTCCTGAGAAAATTGGCTGATAGGCTGTGGAGTCGTCTATGTATACAACTCCTGGCTCATTTCTATTGGTTGGCTTTTTAATTTGAGCTGAAACAACAGTTTTATTATCATCAGAGCTTGTAACTCCTACAGCTGCATTTTGTAATGCTAAGTCTGTACCTTTTGTTTTGGTTTGTTCTGATTGTTTAATAAGAAGTCTATAGTCTGGGTCAAGCATAGCATCTTGTCCAGTTATGAATGGCAATGGATTAGTTACTGCTGCACCTGGGAATGGTTTAGATGCAATATTTACAATTGAGTTAGCTGTTGCATTACCTCTAACTCCTAATACGTTACATAATACAGGTACGTTTGTAACCTCTCTATTACCATCTAATATAGTTACAGCGCTTAATGTTCTGAATGTTGTAGGGGGAGTTGCATTACCGCTTGATGTTTGGGCTACAGTACCTACTGGAATAACTCTATTCCCACCTTGGGCTAAAGTCACTTCTTCGTTTAGGTTGTGATTCTTAGTCGTTGCTGTAGTTAGTGTGATTTGGTAATAGCTTCCAACTTGAGCAATTGAGCTATATGCTAAAGGACCTTCTACGTTATTACTTCCACGACCAATATATAAAGATCCTGTAGATGAAAATTTAGATGCATCTGATACATATATAGTTGTTGAGTTTTTTGGAGGTGCAGCAGTTCCAGCATAAATCTTTGTTGAAATCTTTGTAATATTTTCAGAGTAGAATGTAACTGACCCATACGCAGCTTTATTCTCTGGTCTAGTCACTCCATGAGCAATACCGATATTATCTAAATCAATCCCCTCAGCACGATCTACATCATTTGAGTTAAGGGCTGCATAAATGTCACCTTGAGATTGGAAATCTGATAGGGCTGCTGCCTCAACAAGACTTCTTGCTACAGAGCCTGGAGCTTGATCGTTTACACCAGACTTAGCTGTAAACGTTTTAATCATTTGATTAAGGATTTGTTGGAAACTTCTAGGCTTTGGAGTGATTGGCATTGTAATTCCTCTATAAGATGGCTTAATCTCAATCTAATACATTATTGAATAAAAAGCAACAAGAGTCAGGAGTGACTTAAGTATAATTAGTATTTGCCAATAAGTGAGTGATATTATTGGCTTAGGGGGAGGGATAAAGGTAGGACACCAGTGCCATTTGAAACTGGTACATCTACGTATACTGAAAGTGTACTACCGTCTACTTTTAGTTGAATGGTGGATGGTGATAAGAATCTGTAATCATTAGTAAAAGCTGATACTATACCTGAACTAATAGCTTCTAAACTAACATCAGCCATAGAGGAGCCAATCTCAACTCCAGCCCCAAATGATGGATGAAGTAGCAGTGATCCAGGTGGAGTTAATAACTTCATTTTAGCTGCTTGAATTAAGTTAGCCTTACCGAAGGCTAAGTTTGTAAACCCATCACTAGTTATAGCTAGGTCACCTTTATCATCTAATAGGAAATCAATTTTAGAGAACGTCACTAAATCAATATCTTCTTTGATAAAAGGAAGTGGTGTTGTGCTGGCATCATTGTCTACTGGTGCAGAGCTTGTAGGTATGTATATTTTTTTCAGTGAGTTTGTAGTGTACGGTAAATATGCCTTTAAAGATGCTTTATCGTTTGTTGTAAATATACCTAAGTCTGTATTGCCGTCTAGTGTAACAATATGTCTTGTTGTAGATATTGAATCTAAGTTTGTTATCTTTCTTTGAGATACTAATTGAGTGGTGCTAGAGAGATAGACTGTTTGCCCTACATAAAGATTGCTTATGTCTGATATAAGAATTTGATTGTATGACCCATTTGATATTAAAGGTCTTTGGAATCCATCTTCATCTACATATGGTGATTGAAGTCCATTTATCGCAGCAATCTCCATCCAACGATTAGCATCACCTAAATAGCTTGCTGCCAATTGCTCAAGAGATCCTCTGAATGGAAAAGACACTTCCATTTTACCTTTTGGCACTTGAAACCCAATACCATCTTGGGCAGTGGACGCTTCCCAAAAGCCTAAGGCTGTCTTTTGTAGCTTAGGGTCAGATGATTGGTTATCATCTTCTGTTTGTGATGTACTGAAAGTATTACTTGATAGTACACCTGTAAGTGAGTTGATTGCTGCATGAATAGAATATAAAAGATCCCACTCTTGTTCTGTAGGTTCTTTAGTTAATACGTCAGATTCAACCTTGTCAGACAGATCGCTTAAGTTTGATATGTATGACGATATATCATTCTTATTAATTTGTTGAGCTTCATCCCTTTGCTTTCTTAGTTCATTAGAAAGATCTTGTGGGATTGGAAGCTTATTTGGATTTAAAGACTTCTCATCATCAAGCGTTAAGAATGAGTCTTGTTTGTTATCTATAAACAATAAATTTTGATTTTGTGCTTCGTAAGACTTCTTCACTCTGTCAATGGTTTGGTTAATATCAGTTACTGAATCGAACAATTGGGCAACTGCATCAGCACCCTTTTCGCCAAACAAAGCTGTAAGCAACAAGCTTGCCTGTCTTCTGGTATCTTTACTATAATCTGATACTGTTTGGATAATGCCATTAGCACCTTTTATGGCTATTATAGATTTATTTACTATACCTAGATATTTATCGGCATTGCCAGTCTTAGCTGAGACTAAGTCTTTATTTTTGTAGATTTGAACACGAAGTTCTTCCATCTTTTCAAGATCTTGGCCAGTCCAACCAGTTTTTAATAAAGCATTTGTAGCTTGAATGCTAGAATCATCCCCACCTGATATATTCTTAACAGTCCCCCATGCAAGTAATTGCAAGTTGAACGTAGTCTCTAATGGACTAGAAACAGATTTTCTAGATGTGAAGTTCTGTGGTGTGACTAAATAAATTACATTATCTTTAGGTATTTGAATGGCAAGTCTTAGGGATTGATTACCTGGAGCTTTTTTAGCTTCAGCATAAGTCTCTAAAAATAACCTTAACATATGGAATTGGTAATACCCAGTTTCAGCTATGTCGACATCTGCATTTGTTGCAGTGGTAGTTACCTGCTTGAATTGACGGCCATCAGCTTCTTGACCCTGGGAATTAACTGCTGTTGATCCAGAACTTTGTGCGCCTAGTCCATATGTATTTCTTTTAATTCGAAATCCAGTTGTACCTGATATGGAGATATTCTTTAACGGTATTCCATTATGCTCTTCTAATATCCCACGACTTGTAACAGTTGTCTTGATAGCAAATGGGGTTTGAATAGTTAATTCTTGCGGATTGATTGGAAGTCTGTATGATGCCTTTTGGTTGTACTTTACAGTACTTCCATCTTGACTGACTTCTAATACTAATAGAACATACGGATAGTTTAGTTTCCATGTGTCGCCACTAACAAGGTTGTTAAAGAATTTTAAACTCAATCCTCTACTCATTAGTCCGGAGTCGATAAACTTCTGGGACTTATCGGCAATTGTTAAAAGGCTTGAGTAGTCTGTAGTGTAATTATTTTGATTAGTTTGACTTGGGGCAACCCATCCTTTATCTGAGGGCATCTCAATACCCTTAACATTAGATGAGGTCGTAGCAATGGCGTTGTTGGTAATTTTTGTACCAAAGTTTTTTAAATTACTGCCAATGTCAAATATTCCCATTATAACGCCTTAAATATTCTTGCAGATTCTTCATCTGTAGTTAGGTATGTGACAGGTATAGCTCTATCAAGTCTTAGCTGGTTTGTTCCAAGCTTCTCAACTATCCCTAAGCTATATTCAGGTTGAGATTCAGATATAACACTTACTACATCTCCCACTGAAAACTTACTAAAATCGTTAACCTGTATGATATTTGATCCATCCAGGAATTTGATTGCAGTTGTTGAGAAGTAGGAGTCGTATTCATTTGATAATATTAGGTTATTGTTGTAAAGTATTGATACTTGATCTTTTGCGTTTAATGTCTGGTAATATCTACTAAGAGACCCAGAGACCCTATTTATTCTAACGTTTAGCCATAAATATCTTTTATAGTAGCTATTAGTTAAATCAGTAGATGTAAAAGACTCCCCAGATTGGGTTAAAGAGTTTGCGCTAGATGACCCAAGGGCTGTTTGAATTTGGCTGATTCTTGTCAGGATTGCAGCAATTCTTTGACTTATGGACGGCATTAAATTGCTAATACTTGCGGCCATAAACTTAGTCATTGTTAGTCCAGATCCAGTTGTAGGTAGAGATGCCCATACAGACACAGCTGATATTGCAGACGTCACTGAATTATACGATGCAGAATTTTCTGCTAATTGTATAGATCTTGAATCATTTTGCAAGGTTAAGGCAGCTTCTGAATTAGATAAAAACCCATTCCATTCACTGACAAGGCTTGTGATTGACTTTGGGTATCCAGATACAACAGATGCAGCAGCTATATTGTTTAAAAGCTCTGTGTATTTAGTAGAGGTGAGGGATTGCTTTTCACTATCTGTGAATGCTGAAACCGTATTGTCTATTTCGATTCCACCGCCAGACATACCTATTTTTGATGGGATAATCCCAATAATAGTTATTGAATATGGAGGTCCAACTAAGTTTACAGCTGTTACTTGGTATAATCCTGATGCAGATCCTTTATTCACATATACATAATCGTTCACAGTAAACCCTGAGCTAATGTTTACTTCTACGGTTACAGCAGAGAATTGAGATGGAGGGATTATAGCTGATAAATCTGAGGCAGCACTTGCACTAAATACTCCAGAGATACCATTATTTAGCCTATTTATCATAGATACTAGGCTAGTCAGTGTAGTTGATTCGTATGTAGAATTTGTAGAGGTTGGGTGAAATAGACCTTTTACCTTATTATTCGTAAATACACCCGATTGTATGAGCGGTATAAAGTTGGTATAGACATTAGAGCCAGATACTGGCGGAAAGAAGGGTTGTGAGGTCGAGCTTTGAGCTGCAACAAGAAGATCAGTATCGCCTGTGCTATATTTATCCGCAACTTGCCCAGATATTTGCTCATACTCTGATTCATAGGCTCTCGCTTGTGTGTCAAAAAAATCATAAAATACCTTATTAGCAAGATCTACAGACTGGAGGGTTACCAAATTTTTATTAGTCCCATCAACAATAATCTGATGCACATCGTTCTCTTTTTGAAGATTGATTTGTCTACGCGTAATATCTCTTTTTTGTTGCTCTGTAAAACTAATAGCCATTATGTACCTGCCAATACGCTAGAACTTCCTGTTATAATAGTGCTGACAACTGGAATTCCAAGATTGCCTGGTCCGATAGCAATACTAACCCCAGCAATAGCTACTGGATTTGTTGCAGCAGCTCCGAGCATTACCACTTGGCCTTTTACTTGAGTTAGCCCCTGTGATTCAATAGTAACTCCGCCACGACCTTTAATGTTCAACATTGCCCCAGACTGCATATCAAGGTTAGTTCCAGACTTAATATTAAGATTTTGTTTTGAATCAATAGATGCAGTTGCATCACTGGAGATGGACATGTCGCCTGTTGATTTTATATTCATGGTATCGCTTGATGTGATTAAAGCTTTTCCATTGGCTGTAATTTCTACACTCTCAGATGAGGTTATTTCGATCTTCTTATTCTTTTTATCTATCTTTATAATCTCAGCACCATTCTGCCATATAGCATATTCTTCAGTTCGATTCAATTCAAATGATTGAGCTTTATTATCAGAAAGCTTAAGCCCACCATCTTTATCTAGTTTTAATGAAGTACCGGCAGCATCTTCGTTAGACTTATTACCATCTTTATCTATAATGCTATTAAATGTGATAGTTAATTCACCATCTTTATTAATCTTTTGATTGATTCCGTTGAAGTTGAAGTCATAGAACTGGCCATCTTCAGCCTTTGGAGTATCACCGATTTTGTCGCCTGTCAGTCCGCCAATAATTACAGCAGAGCCTCCAGTATTATATCCATTAATACACAGTAGCATTACAATTGATCCGCCAGTAAAAGAAGATCCGTTTTTATCAGCTGGTGTGTAGGTTTGTGTGACATTGTTATTGCTAGACCCAAATACAGAATTAACTGTGCAATTCCTATAGAAAGAGAAGGTTGCAGAATACCCTTCTGTTTTTTCAGTTACTAGGACATTGTACTCGATCACTTTTCCGCTTAAATTTCTTTCGTTTTCTGGGTATAATATTTCTGTAACAATACCTACTCTTAATGCCATATTTCCAACAATTGATGTAGGGGCATTAGAATTAGATAAGCCTAAGGTTGATGGGAGGACCGACCCATCAGATAGCATATTACTTGACATTACGCACTTCCCTTTTTAGGTGGTTCGCCAGTTATCTGCTTTTCACCTATATATAATTCTTGATCATTATATCCAGGCGTCAACTCTGTTTCTGATTTTTCGCGCAGTGCTGATTCATCAGATACAAGGTTTCCATTGGACAAGATTCCATGTGATAACGACATGTCTGTTGTAAAAGATTTAAATCCATTATCAAACGTACTGTAAGAGTGGGTTAAAGACTCAATATGGAACACTTTATTGGTTACTTTTAAATTATCGCCCACACATATTGGCGCAGAGATTCCAGCCGTAGAGATAGACCCTGTTAATTTTAAATGCCCATTCTTATAAAAGTCTGCTATGAGTTCTGTCCACAATCTCGCATCAATTTGCACTCCGTCTTTAGTAAAATCAGCCGTAGTATTCATAAATAAATTATGGCTACCATGTCTTTTTATATCATTTTCAAATAGCTTTTGATTACCTAAGCTAGTAGCTAGGTAGTTAATTTCGGTAACCGTCACATTTGATGCACTAAACTGAGTATTAACTTGATAGTAATTAAATCTAGCAGACTCCGAAACGCCTATGTTAAATGAATTTATCATCATATTTGGATCTAAAACCCATCTAGGTAAATCTAAAAATGGTGTGTGCGGCTTACTTTGTATCTCTGGATTATTTGATGTTGAAAAAGGAATTTGTCTAGCTATAAAAGTAGGTACAATATTACCATTTTTATTCATTTTAATAGTATTAAATACCTCATTAAGGCTAGGATTTGAAAATTGTTTTATTAAAGACCACACAGGTACGCTATTAAAAGAGTCTGGTGGGGATGCCATATTCCCAACAAGCCTATCGGTTGTGAATGACTGGACTGCACTCTTTTCTTCACCCATTAGTGGAAGATAACTCTCTCCTGTGTACTTTTGAATACCTATAATCGTGTGCAGAGCGTCAGAGTAATTAGGGGCCTTTTGGTTGCTTGGCGTAAGACCTAGTAGACTAAGCAACTCTATAGGTATTAAGAATGCCTCATTTGGACTTCTTGATACCTTACCTATTTTTTTACTAGCACTACTCGGCCCAATACCAAAAAATATGTCTATAAAGAAATCTATGTACTTTTGGATATTAAACTTAGTTCCATCATCAGCATTAAATATGTATTGACTCCACTGCTCAGTTATGTTGGCGAATAGAGCGATCCCTTTATCCTGCGCATTTCCTTGAGACTCAGCTGCACTGGACAGTAGTGGGTTAAAATATATTTGTGAATTAAATTCAGTGAATGCTGTAAAAGATATAGCATACCTAAGCGTTTTTACTCCATTAGGTGTTGTATTAAATATACTTCTAACAGATGTGACTCTACCAACAAATTTTAGTCCAGACCCATAATAGTTTGCCTGTCCGTTGTTGGCTGCAGCCTTTGATACTGATTCAAATTGTGTTTTATCGTCACCCATCCATATTAAGGCATGATCGCCTGGGGTTATAAGTGACTGATAATTTAAATCTCCAGAAGAAAGTACAGCAGATGCTTGCATTAAATAACTATTTTTATCAGACTGCACAGAGACATTCAGGATATCCGATACTACTGTTATATTTTTTACTTCAGTCACGCCATGAGATACATCTTCTTGTCGTTTATTCTTAAAGCTTAGGAATGTTATGCAAGCCCAAGGTTGAGATTGATGGCTATCTGGCTGATTTTGTGTAACACTTCTTGACCAGTGTGGCATTAATTACCTGCCCCTCTAGTGCTAGGAGGTGGTGAGTTGTTAAGAGCGCCCAAAGAATTTGCAAAGTTACTTAAAGCTTGTTGTAAAGATGATACGCTTTGATTGATAGATACAACGCCAGATGTACCAGATCTTTGAGCAGCGCCTGCAGCTGATATTTGGTCGGCTCCAATCTCTTTTTGTAATCTTCTTCCTTGCTCTGCACCTTCTAAAGCATTTTGCTCAACAGCTTGTGCTTGAGTTCCAGCTGCGGCTCCAGCACCCTCTGCTAGGTTTGCTTGTGGTCCACGTTTAAGTTGTGCTGATAATTTAGCTTTAAATTCTTCAGGCATTCCACCCATAACATCAGTTGTGAGTGCTAAAAGCGTCTCTGGAGTGTTCGCTCCAGCAATTCCAGCCATACCTCTTGATGCTTTTAAAAATCCCTGTACATCTCCAGAGGCAGCAGCAGCTCTTAATTCAGAGACTGTTTTTTGCCCCATCGAAGTTTGAGCTGTTCCAGCTAGTGCTGCTGATGCAGCCTTTTTACCTGCTGCTGTAGCTTGATCTGCTCCACCAAAAATAGCGGCAGCAATTGGGTCTTGTCCAAGGCTCATTAATTCTTGCGGTGATTTATCTTTTAAATAAGAATATGTTTGAAAGTCTCCACCAGAAATTCCAGCGATGGCAGATGTTTTAGAGAATTGTCCCATAGGGCTACCAGCAAGCATACCTTCTTGAGCAGCTATTAAATTTTTTCCAGCTTCAACTTCCCGAGCGCCTACATATCCACCCTTTAGTCCTGCAACCATTGATATTGCATCTACCACTCTCGACATATTGGCGGCAACATCAACTTGTTGACCTGTTTGGCTAGCTTCGATAACGGCTTTTTGTATACCTTCAATCATTCCAGAATCAGTTATTCCTTTAGAGAACGCATCTGAGTACATGCCTACAAGTTTTGTATTTGCATTACCAACATCTCCTGTAGCCATCGCAATTCCGCTAATCATTTGGTTTGCAGTACCTAAGTCAGTCCCTAATTGTCGTCGAGCCATTCCTGCACCTATACCTAGAACACTAGATTGGGAACTAGAGAATCTGCCTCGGTTAGACATAGCAGAATTCATAAACTCTGCTTCACTCAATCCTGCTTCTCCACCAAAGCGTAAATTGTGATATAAATCAGTATCCGAAACGTTGAATCCACGCTGATAATTTAATCTTCCTGGAGCTGCTGATTGCAGCATTTGTGCAATCTCTGGAGTTAGGGAGGCATTTCTTCTGGCTCCTAAAGAGCTTTGCATTTGTTGGTTAAACTGAGTTTCTCTACCGCCGCCAAGAAAATATTTATATGCATCCACTCCGCCAGAGACTAATCCTCCAGCTCCTCCAATAATTGCACCAGGGATTGCTCCTAGACCAGCAAAAGCTGCTCCACCCATTGCTCCTATACCAGCTCCCCCTAACGTTTTTGCAAAAATATTCCCTACAGCAGAGACATCTCGTCCAGCTTGAGTATTTCTTGCATCATTCATTGCTTCGGAATAAGCCTTGTCTTTTATCTCTAACAATCCAGCAGTGAAGTCTCCGCTAATGGCAGCCATCTTTTCATTTTTATACGTTTGAGCTAATGATGCTTTGTTGTAAACTGGCGACATGTACGCTTCGTTATATCCTCGACCAACCTGTCCAGCTATGCCTGCAATGGCTGCGCCTGCACCAATCATTCCACCAAATCTTCCCATAAATCCTGGAGTTGGTTGCCCAGGTTGATATTGATCCGCCATACCATTTAAGTTTCCAGCAGTTCCTTGAATACGCCCCTGCATTCTTTCGATTGCACCAGAATTGGCTCCAGAAGCTTTCAGTCTTTCCAAAGCTCTAATTTGAATTTCTAGCTTTTTAGAAGTTCTATTGATTCCTTCTTCTAGGCCCTTCATTTCTTTTTGATTAATTTCTTTTAGAATGGTTTGAACAGTTTGAAAACTTTTTCCAAATTGAGTACCGAAAGCCCCAGCTTTTTTAGTGAGGGCTTCCATGCTTTTATTTAAATCATTAAGGCCGCCACGACCTTGAGTTCCCTTATTTAAAGATGACAGCGCTGCCTCTAACTTTTTAAGGTCTTGAGTTAATTCTTTTGAATCACCCTTAAATTTTAATATAATACTTTTGGCTATATCTTGCATTTACTATTCTTTCTCAAAACCCTTCAAGCTTCTCGTTAGGTTTTCTATAATGTCATGAGTTTTCTTTATTACATCTTCATGACTATCTTCTTGAGATTTGCCATTCTTAGCCATCTCTTCTCTTTTTAATTCCAAAGATTGCTGGGCAATCCAATCTTCATCACTTATCCCAGTATCCACACCAGACTCTTCATCCGGACTAAGCTTCATTTTTAACGCATTGTCTAAATGTTTAATGATATCTTCTAAATCATCAGCTGATGCTTCTTTTAATGTATCCTCGAAATATATCTTACAAACTTCTTCTTCTGGCAATTCATATGCCGACTGCAATGGCGTGTGATATGTTGTCGAATAATATCTGTAACACCCTTCAATAAAAAAGTCGACAGAACTTTCTTTTATATTTTTAATCGCAAGTCTTTTTATGTTAAGGATATTTCGGAGTTGGAGTGACATCGCCCTCTCCCATAATTGACTGCTTTTCCAACTCTTCTGCCCATTCGTCTGCAGCACTATTACATAGCTCTAACAATTTATAAAGCGGTGCGACATCAGCCATATACATGCCTTTTCCTGTCGATTCCCACCAAGACGGTCCATCTACAATACGCACTGCCAATTCAGCTAAAGTAGCAGCTCTCACCCTTAATTCATCATTATCAGAGTTGCTAGGTAAGAGTGATGTGTACATTCTTTGTACGGCAAATTTATCTGAATGGGAGGTTAGACACTTAACCCTAAAAGTGCCTATCCATTTTGATTTGGTAACTTCACCTGTAGAGTCTAAAATAACTGTTTTTATATGATTTGGTAAGTTTTGCATATTAATATCCTATATTGAAACAGTCTACATGTCAAGGACATAGTCATAATTACGATTCCGCTGTAAATTCATGTATTTGCTTGTTTTTGGTCTTACTTGACTTGCTACAAAAACAGTGCGATAATGTAGCAATGTTGACTGTAGAAATGGTCGTTTTAAGTTTATGTCTCGGTAATTTTAACTGTCCCAAGTTGGCAGAAGCCTACTATGCCTACAATCCTGAGGTTAAAACCTTTCAAAAAGGGTTGGATAAGCAAGTTGAGAACATAATTAAGCCTGGGAAAGAATATATTGAACGAAGTGCTATTGGACCTTTAATGATGTATGTGGTTTTGCCTGGTGCTACAGTTTATTATAAAAAAGAGGCAGTCTTGACACTTAGTAAACATTTTAGCATAAAAGCGACCACAAGCGAAACTAGGGCCACTTTTACATATAACTGGTAGCTATTCTTTAGGTTTCTCTTCCGCTACAGCCTCACCTTTAGACGTTAGCTTGCGACCAAAGTATAAGGCTGCACAAGCAGAAAATAATGTCATCGCTTGACCTGCATCAATACCTTCAAATATTTTCGACCATTTTCCGACCATTGCCAATATGCAGAAATTAAATGATATAAATAGCAGGGTTAAGCTTACTGATGGCCCTTTACCTGGATCTCTTATTAATGGTATATAAATACCTATCTCATTTGCCTTTTTCATCATTTCTTTAATTTTTCCAACCATAAACACCTCCTGATATATATTAAGATTTTGCTTGACTTTTAGTGTACCTTTTTGGTATATTGTACAAAAAATGGAGAATTTATGATATTAGCTCAGATCGTTTCACCAGTACTAAAGGCATTACTTGATAAGATTGCAAAAAATCAGATGCCAATCGCTTCAGCGTGGAAGATTAAGTCTGTTATTAAAGAAATAGCCGATGAAAGAGTTAAGTATGAGGATATGCGAATTGAGTTGGTGCGTAAGTATGCAAAAACTAATGAAGCTGGAGAGATTGAAAAAGGTTCTGACGGAACTATTCAGGTTGACCCTCTCAGATTGAATGAGTTTGCCAAAGAGATTAATGAATTATTAAATGTAGAAGTAAATGTCACAAAAATTAAATTTAATGATCTTCCAGGAAGTCTAGAATTAAGTCCAGAAGAAGCATTAGTTCTTGATTTTATTGTCGAATAATTATTCTCTTTGCTTCAGGTAATCGAGCAATTATCTCTCTTAAATCGCTAGGTGTTACTAGATCTAAGTGCTCTGGCATTAATTTACCTAGTATCTGTAGCAATCGAGCAGCAAACTCAGAACATATGTAAGCCATATCTCTATTTTCAAAATCAGTCAATTCAATATGGAGTATTTTCTTAACTCCAATTAAAAGGAGCTGCATGTTTGAGTAGTCTTTACCCTTATTCTCCTGAATAAAAGTAAGTATTGTTTTAAATTGATCTCTAGTCAGCTCTAATTCATATTCTTCTACTACTATATTATCTCTTTTGAATATTTCATAACTTACTTCGTTGACATATCCATGACTTGCTTGAGCCACTACCTCAACTCCAGTAATAAGGCACGAATAACGAATGTAGGCGTGAGAAAAATCACGTTTTTCTACTTCTTGGATAACTTTGCTTCCAATTTTCCAAGGGCTTGAAGATCTTGAGAATCCGATGGTTATAGTTTTCATTATATACTCAAAAAATAAGAGATGTCAGCTAAAGCGTAATCTGCTACGCTTGCATAGCTTGGTAAAGATGTTTTTAGTTGATTCAATACGCTAATTGCTGTTAATAAACTTCCAGACTCTAGAGATTTTTGAAGAATGTCTGACGTTTGCAACAAAGAAGTTAGCTCTGCTATAGTAAGTTCACTTCCCAATGATTTATTGTAAGTGTTTACTGCCCATATTTTCTTTTTTATAGTCTTAAATAAATCAGATCCGTAATTTATATACTTTTCCGATAGCGTCTCCAAGACTGCCATCTGATCAGATTGACTCATCACCTCTTCGAATTGAAGAACCTCCTCAGCTATAGAGTTGAGTGATTTGTATGCTTGAGCTAATTCTAAAGAGGGGAATTCGATAATTGTATTTCCTTGTTGTATCTTATATTTAATCATAATTACCTCGCAGTTGTGAATACTTTTTCGATAGAATAGTAGTCTATGTTTACGGATCTGGCAGTAGTACCTGCAGATTTTTCTATTTTAATAATAGGGCCTGTCTGTCTACCTACTGCTACTGGATGATTAGTTCCAATAGTTCCAACCAATACGTCATTAACATAAAAATCTGTAGAAGATCCTATGTCATTACTTATAAATTTTAATTTCATCCAAGTGGCTATATTTATAATCCC